ATGGGAAAAATAATTATAGATTTGGACAAAGGTGCCCGGGAGTATACCCGCAAATATGCAGTGATCGATGCCAAGGGCATCGCGCTGCTGCTTCGAGACGGTCATCATATCCGCTCAAGAACGTACTATCCGGGAGATTATGCCGGAATCGATATTTTAACGGATCTGCACCAGGCCATGTCGGTCGCCTCACTCACGCCACGCCAAAGCGAATCGATCGCATGGGTGTACGGCTGCGACCTGACGCTGGATACCGCCGGCGTGCTCATGGGCATCACCAAGCAAGCGGTGAAGCAGGCCATCTGCTGCGCGACAGAGAAGATCGCAGCCGTCTTTCGCCACTGGGGGGAGCTCGAGAACAGGATGGAAGAATGCAAGGCAGGTGATCGGCATGAGCTTTAATTATAAAGTGGAATTCGAGCAGCAGGTCCGCAAGCTGGTCATGTGCAGCATCATGGATCGCCATGTGCGCATGCAAGAAATTCAGAAGCTGATCGACTCGTACATCAACTCGACGGACACCGTCCCTGATACGACCCCATTGGAGCGGCTGGCAGACTATATTCTGAAAGAGGAGCTGACAGATCGGAATCCTTACAAAGTGTCCCATACCAGTCACCCGATTATGAGTACTTGGCAGCTGGACCTGCGGCATAACCGCGAGGTAACGCTGAAGGTAGCCGAAGAGATCGCAGCCGACGGCAAACGGTACGCCGTACCGAAGCGTCGTTACCGTTCGACAGCCGAGCTTCTGCTGCTGGACGAGCAGGCCCGGATCCGCAATGCGCAGCGGGCCGCCCAGTACGAGAAAGATACGGCCCCCGGCCCCATTCACACTTATTTCCTCCCGAATATGGGGACTCCCCCCTATAAATCCCACGACCATAATAAGTAATTTTAAAAAAGTTATTAACTTACCTTTACTTCTCCCCCTCCTCAAGCCTATACGTTATGAAACGGTTGAAGCATCGCTTGTGCAAGCGGTGCTGACTCCGGTAATGAAGCACCAAGGAGGTGACTATATCATGACGTATCGGCGGCTGAAGCACATTCGGAAAACGAACGAGACATCCAGAGGGGATCCGCTGCAACATTTTCGTACCGCTATCCAAAGATGCTGTGAAGCGGCACGCCATTAATTTTGCAAAGGGGGTGACGCTGTGTCACTCATCACGGAAATGCATTCGATTGAAGCCTTTCTGAAGGAGAAATTCCCGTCCGCCCAGGTCCTGCTGCATGACATGCCTCAGGAGCCCGCGGCCGACAGCTTCAGCGTTGCCTTAATGAACGACGTACGCAAATCGGAGACGCATCTGCACATCCGTACAGAGCGGGAATTCCAGCTCCGATATGCAGGAACGGGCACAGAAGCGGTACTGGAGACAATGGACCTGCTCAGCTCCCTCGTCTACCAAACCCAGCTCATTCCTATCACGGATGCGCCGCGGTTCCTTCGTATCGCATCCTTTACTTTTTCTACGCCTAATCCGACCGGGAATGGCCTGTTTATTTGTACCGGGAGTCTGCGAACGGAAGGACGCACGGCACGAACACAGGAATCGTACGAGAAAATGCAGCATGTCTACGTACAGCAGGTGACGGTGTAGGACGGTTTCATATCACGGTCCTAATGAGCTATCGGCAGCTCATCAGCAAAAGCAAAATACCTACTAACAAGGAGGCTTTACTATGGCAGGAGGCAGTTGGGATTTGACATCATTACCGGTTCGTCCGGGTTTGTATATGAATTTTAAAGAAGCGGCGGCAGCGCAAATTACCGGTGGACAGCGCGGGGTCGTTGCCGTTCCGCTGAAGTCCTTCACAGGCGGTACGGCAGCGGCCAAAGCCTTTTATACGGTAACGACAGAAACCGAGGCTTTGAAGCTATTCGGGGCCGACTCTATTCAATCGATCAAGCTGGCTCTGCAGGGCGGCGCTAAAGAGGTGCTCGTTTACACGTTACCGGATAGCGCGACGGCGGCAGATTACGCGGATATGCGTACGGCTTATGATACGCGCCCATTCAACGTATTCGTCTTCGACGGAGAATACAACGAAAGCGAGCAAGCCGCGCTGAAGGCCTGGATTGCCGCCAATCGGGAAGAAGGCAAGCATTTCATGGCGGTGATCGGCGGCAATGCCGTGTCCGATGCCGACCCTGTGCAGGGCAACTCCCGCTCCGGCCTGAACAAGGACGATTACATCATCAACCTGATCAGCGGCGTAACGGTAGGCAATGCAACCTACAGCTCGTCGCAATTCGCCCCCTACATCGCGGGCTTGGTCGCAGGAACCAGCATCAACCGTTCCATCACCTATGCTCCGATTCAAGCCTCCGATGTGACGAAACGTCTGACCAACACACAGATCAAGGATGCGCTGCTGGCGGGATCGCTCGTTTTGGTGCATGACGGCGAGAAGGTGAAGGTGGAGCAGGGCTTGACGACAAGCAAGCACAAAATCCGCGCCGTCCGCACCCGCCAAGCGGTCAGCACCGACGTCACGCAAACCGCCAACGATGCCTACATCGGCAAGATCGATAACAACATCGATGGACAAGCCGCATTGATCAGTGCCGTCAAGGCGTACCTGGAAACGCTGGAAACGTCCAACGCGTTGTCTGACATCAACGTCAGCCTGGATCCTCAGCATCAGAGCACAGGCGACTCCGTCTATTTGCTGATCAGCTATCGCGAGATCGACTCGATGGAACGTATTTTCCTTACAGTCGCCATTTAACAAGCTCAATCATTTACAACATAAAATGAAGGACGGTGCATAGGCATGAAGCCAAATATGTTGGATTCCACCAGAACGATTCAAGGCAGCTTCGGCGAGATTTACAGTGAAGGACAATGGCTCTCTAACTTTTACTCGGGTGAGGCTGCAGCCGAAATTTCGTACGAGAAAATCAAACGGGCCGGCTCCCGCATCAGCGGCAACAAAGCCGGTACCATCGAACTGTCGGGTACCATCAAGGGGTACAAAGTGACCTCTGAGCTGGCCCGTAAAGTAGCTCAGGTCATGAACAGCGGCAGCAAAGCCTTCGTTACCGAGCTGAATATGAAGCTGAACGACCCGGAAGCGTATGGCTACGAGTATGTGCGTCTCAAAGGGGTGCAGTTTACCAAGATCGACATTATGAAGTTCGAGCATGGCACGATCGTGGAGACGGAATGGCCGTTCGTGTTCGATGATTTCGAGTGGCTTTCCGAGATTAAAGCGAACTAATCCACGAGGCTAGGCTAACATATTCCGCAGCCCCTGCTGCGTTAACGATACCGGAATCCGACGTGATCACACGCCGGGTTCCTTTTTCTAATAACCCTTTGGAGGATGATGACATGGATGCATTGCAAGCTTTTTTAACCGCGGATTTGACTATTGAAAAAGAGGTCCTTCTTCGCCGCCTGCAGACGACTCTGCTGATTAAGGCGATCGATTCCGGTACGCTGGACAAGGCTCGGGAGCAGGCTACCTTTTATACAGGCACAGGCAAGAACCGGGAGCGCGAGGTGGATAATGAGAAATTCAAAGCTATCCTCATTACCCATATGGTAATGAACGTCGATTTCGGGAACAGCGACCTGATGAAAAAGCATAATGCAATGAATGCGGTCGACTGCGTCCGCAAAGCGCTGCTCCCCGGTGAAATCGAGCGCGTTGTGAACGAAGGGCTTGCCCTCTCGGGCTTCGGTGATACCGACGAGACGATCGACGACCTAAAAAACTAATCCGGTCAGGCGGTGTGCCGTTCTTGGTTCATGTCCTGTTCCAGCGATACCATATCCCGCCTGACGAATTTTATGCAAAGCCTTATGCCTCGAGAATGGCTATGCTCGCATCCGTCCTAGTCCAGCTCGAGGATGAAGAAAAGGCAGCCCAACGAGGAGGTGGCAGGTAATGGATTACGTGAAGGTCGTCGTCGAGCTTGACGATAAATTTAGTGGAAAAATGAGAAAAATTACAAAAGAAATCATTCGTTTTACCAAGGTTACAACCTTGGCTACTACCGCTGTAAAAAGACTAGCCTTGCTAAATGTAGCGGCTGTAGCCTCTTTTGCCGTATTAAACCTAAGTGCCAAGAACGCATTCACTTCCATAAAAAAAGGGAGCTTATCAGCTTCATCCAACCTCATGCTGCTCACAGCCCAAACCGCCCTATTCGGTCGTGTTGCAAAGAATGCATCCGCTTCTTTCAAGGGTGCATTACCTGCAGCTGGTGCAAAGGGATCCTCGGCAGCAGCTGCAGAAGGAAGCGGAGGAGGTCTGCTCTCAACCATTGGTGGAGCTGCAGTCAAATCTACCTATGCCGTTAGCAAGGCCGCGCTCAAGCTGTCCTCCGATGCAGAGCAAGCCAACATTGCCTTTGAAAGTATGCTGGGCAGCAGCGATAAAGCCAAGCAATTTAGCGATGAGCTTGCCGCTTTTTCCAATAAATCTCCATTCGAGCTCCCACAAATACGGGAAGCATCCAAGAAACTGCTCTCTTATGGAATGACGGCCGAGAGCGTTGTCCCTATGCTGACTGCGGTTGGCAATGCTACGACAGGATTGGGACTAGGCAGCGAGAGTTTCGATGAAATCACTGGGGCCTTAGCCAAAATGAAATTGGATGGAAAAGTAAGCAGTGAAGAGATGGACAAACTTGTCGAGGCTGGAATTCCGGCCTGGGACATTTTGTCCGGCAAAATTAAAGTAAGTACCGACGATTTGAATGAAATGGCTGAGTCAGGTACCCTCCCGGCAGACAAGGCCCTCAAAGATTTAACGGACGGTATGAATAACCGATTCCCTTCTGCTATGGCAAAGCAAGGCCAAACGTTAGAAGGACTTTATAGTCAACTCAAAAAAACCTTTGAAAATAGTCTGCTTCAGAAATGGGGAGACGGGATTTCCAATGCGTTAAAACCGCGGTTGGAGATGCTTATGGGTTGGATTAGCCAGAATAGCTCCACGATAAGTCAATGGGGGCAAATGATTCATACTGCAGCATTCGGTGCAACGGATGCCATTTTAAATGCATTCCAGTTCGCTTTTAACTATGTTAAGACCCAATATTTTAATAACCCTGAATTTATGAATTTGTCCGTTCCTGCCAAAATCGCATTTATATTGGACGACCTTTTAAATAATTTCAATACATGGCTAAAGTCAGGAGGGCAAGAGCAAATCAGTAAGACGACGGAGCTGCTTGCCGCCTCCCTTACGGATAGCATCAAAACGATTGTTGAGCCCCTGTTGCCTGTAGCCCAGGACATAGGAATCCGCATTGCGGGCGGGATTATCGAGGGACTTGAGAGAACGATCGCAGAAAATCCCCTGCTTATGACAATCATCGGGGGATTCTTGGGTGCTGAGATGGGAGCCATATTTGGTCCTTATGGGGTTTTGATCGGCGCTGGTCTTGGAGCTGGCCTTGGTCTGTATGGCAGTTACGCTGCAAAGGATGCGGTTGCCGAAAGGGATAAAGTCGCTGCAGCCTCTAATAATTCATCCGTCCCTTTTTCAAATGGTCCTCGACTACTGCCTTCGCAGAATGTCCCTAGTATGTACCATCACGCCGGCGGGCTCGACCGCGTTCCCTACAACGGCTACCACGCCCTCCTCCATAAGGACGAGCGTGTCCAAACCAAAGCTGAAGCCGACGCATGGCGCAGCGGCGATGCCAGGTCCCCGCTTCAATTCAATTTTCATTATCACGGGGAACGTATGAGCGAAGCGGAAATTGATAACGTCATGGGTATTTTCGTACGCAAAATGGAGGCGCTAAGCTGATGAATAATATAGCTATCTGGCTTTCGTTAAATACGGAGGAGAAGCTGCGCATTCCCGTGAATCCGGAGACGATCAAAGTGTCCGCAACCGGAGGCTTCGAAGATGTTGAGGTCACACAGCTCGGGGAATATACATTCATGGGAAACCCGAAATTGCGGGAATTCACCTTTTCTTCCTTTTTTCCTAGAGATTACAGCCCTTCCTATTGTGAATCTCTCAACGAGTTTAAGGAACCATGGACGATGGTCGAGCAGCTTCAAGCTTGGATGAATGGCCGAAAGCCCGTCCAGCTGGAGGTGGCCCGTTCTAATCAAGAGGCCCCGGAGCGCTTGTACCAATTGATCAACGTGCCTGTGACAATTCGTTCTTTTTCCTATGAGGAGCGAGCCGGTCATGTCGGAGACCTTTTTTATGATTTAACTTTAAAGGAATACCGTTCCATCGAGTTCAAAAGACTTACCCCATCTGACGATGGAAGTGTCCTGCTGTCGGAGAATACCTCCCGCCCCGATCCTGCAATCCCACCGGAAAGCTATGAGGTCCGCAAAGGAGATACGCTATGGCATATCGCCCAAAAGACGCTGGGTGCCGGAGACCAATGGCCACGCATATATGAGCTGAATCAAGAGGTAATCGGTCCGAATCCGAATCTCATCTACCCTGGACAGACGTTGGTGATTCCCCAATGACCCTTCAAGTGCTATACAACCAGGAGATATACCTCGATCCCATCGTCAACTCGGTCACTTGGTCCGGCGACATCACACAGGCTTATCGTAAGCTGGAGGTGTCTATCACCAACACGATCGATGGAACGGCACAGGCAGTCAGCATCGAGCTGGGAAAAGAGCTGAGGCTGCTGGATGGCGATTCGGAGCTGTTCCGAGGCGTCATTTTCCAACACAATATCGATGCCAAAGGAAAAATGTCCATCACAGCCTACGATGAGAACATTTATTTAACCAAAAACACGGATTCCCGGAAATTTAGTTCCATGACCGCCTCTGCCATCATTCGTGAGCTCTGTGCTCATTTCCAAATTCCAGTAGGTGAAATTGCCGATACCGAATACGTCATTCCCAAGCTGATCTTACGGGACAAAACCGTGTGGGACATGATCGTCACCGCGCTTACCGAGACGCGCAAGCAGACGGGCCGGCGCTTTCTGCTTTCAGCCAGGGAAGGTGCAGTCCAATTGACGGAGCGTGGGAGTAAAATAACCGATTGGGTGCTTGAAGATACAACGAATCTGCTTGGTGCTTCCTATTCGCAATCTATCGAAGAGCTCCGGACCCAAATTAAAGTCATCGGCGGGGATGAGGAGAAACATCCGATCGAAAGCATGATCGCATCCGAGGAGTTAATTCAAGCCTTCGGTACCATGCAGCATCTGGAACGGGCCCAATCCGACATAAACGCTTCGCAAATCGCCCAACTGGCAGCCCAATTGGCGCAAGAGCATGGGAAAATCAAAGACGATGCTACCGTTGAGGCCATCGGCAACCTGGAAGTCATCTCGGGAACCGCAGTCTATGTCAAAGATTCTCTTACCCGCATCGTTGGAGCTTTTTATGTCAATAGCGACTCCCATACCTTTGAAAACGGAACGCACAAAATGAGTCTGACGATTTCAGGCGATGAGAATTTACCCCAATTGGCATACGAGCAGCCGAGCGAACCCAAATCCCCCTGATAGGAGGTCTATCGATGGTTGAAGGCTCCAATGTCAGCAAATTCGTTCAACTGATCAGACACATAGGCTACAACGACTTCGATCGGTTCGAATTAGCAACTGTGCTGTCCCCACCTCCTGCACTCCGTATCAGAGTCGATCATATGAAGATCGATTTGGACGCTGCAGACGTTGTCGTGGCAGAGCATTTAACCGAGCACGGTCGAAGCGTCCGCTTTCAAAATGATCCGATATCCTCGGCTTCAGCCGATGAGGATTCGGGTACCCCTTCCCCGCTCCCCTCCGGGGACGTGCTGCTTACTTTCAAATCCCCGCTGCAAGCGGGTGATCGAGTCATTATTGCTTCTGCCAATGCCGGGCAGACGTATGTCATTTTAGATAAGGCGGTGAGGTATTTTGGCACTTAGTCCGTTAAGCAAACCGGAGCAAAGAGCCGTGCGGGTGAACAAACAGACGAAACCGTCCAAAACGTATGCTTTGGATTTGGATAACGGCACCATCGGCGGTTATATTGACGGTCTGGACGCTTTGAAGCAGTTTATCCGCAAAACATTAGCGACGCCGCGGTACCGATACATGATCTATAACGGCCAATATGGCTGTGAAATGGAATCCTTGATTGGACAAGACCTGCCTGCAGCGCAGCTGCAATCTAGCCTGCCCCGAATGATCAAAGACGCGCTGATCTACGATGACCGGATCCGGGATGTAACCGGCTTTGCATACCGTAGGGAAAACGATACTTTATTTGTCACCTTTGCCGTATCGACTACACTAGGAACAATTCAAGAGGAGGTGACCGTCTGATGGCTTATGAAGCTCAAACCCAGACCGCTATTTTAACGCGGATGCTGGATGCTTCTCCTTCCAATATGGATAAGCGTCAAGGAAGCGTGACGTACGACCTTCTATCCCCTGCATCCATCGAGCTGGCAATGGCCTATATCGAGCTGGAGCAGGTACTGAAGCTTGGCTTTGCAGATACCTCCTACGGTATCTATTTGGACCTGAGGTGCAAGGAACTCGGACTGACACGGAAACCCGCCGTAAAAGCGGTCGGGGACATTACTTTTACAGGTCCAGAAGACACCTTCATCCCGAAAGGCACCGAAGTATCAACCGGAGGAAAGATCCCGGTTTATTTCAAAACTATGGCAGATTGCCGATTAACCGGCGGCTCAGCAACGGTCGGTGCCGAAGCAAAAACCGGGGGGTTCAGCGGAAACGTCACGATCGGGGCGATCAAACTGCTATTCGGTGCCTATAGTGGTGTCGTATCGGTTACCAATACCTCTACTTTTAACGGTGGCGTGGACCTGGAAACGGACGAGGATCTTCTGAACCGCTACATGGAAAGGGTACGCAGACCTGCCGCCTCAGGAAACGCCAATCAATACCGGCAGTGGGCCTTGGAAATCGCCGGCATTTCGGATGCCAAAGTATACCCGCTCTGGAACGGAAACGGTACCGTCAAAATCGCATTGCTCGATTCCAACAAACGCGCCCCCCTTCCTTCAAAGGTCGCCCAGGTGAATCAATACATCGCTTCCGTTGCCCCGGTGGGTGCCGCGATCACTGTCGTTGCAGCCACGGAGGTTCCGATTCATGTCAGCGGAACGTACACCTTAAAGCCCGGCGCCACACTGGAAGATGCGCGTCGTCAAATCGCGGAGGGCGTAGCCAATTACTTAAAAACTCTTGCATTCTCCGATGCCATTGTAAGATACACCCAAATTGCCAATGTCGTTCTGGATACGGATGCCGTCGTGGATTATGCCAATTTGCAGGTGAATAGCGGAACTGCCAACCTGACCATTGAAAGCGGCAGCGTTGCGGTACTGGGGACGGTGAACTAATGAGGGACCATCCAACGATACACCAAGGCATGACGGATTACCTCCCCCATTACTATCGGGAATCCCCTATTACCCAGAACCTGCTGGACCGTGAAGCAGACGAGCTTGCCAGCTTGAACTCCGCCATTTTCGGTATCATCGAACAATGGTTTGTGGAAACCGCAACCTGGGGGCTGGCAGCTTGCGAACGGGTTTTGGGGATTGTGACGGATCCGCTCAAGCCTTTGGATCAGCGCCGCTCCGTCATCAAATCCAAGCTTCGCGGCACCGGTACGATTACCGTGGAGCTTATCCAAAATGTCGCGGAATCCTACGCCAACGGCACTGTACAAATCATTGAGGACTATCCCCACTATACGGTGACCATAAAATTTATAAGTACCCGCGGAATTCCCGCCAATCTGGAGGATATTCGCAACGCCCTGCGGGAAATCATTCCCGCACACTTGGCTGTTGTCTTTGAATTCACCTATCTTACCTGGGGTGAGCTGGATAGTGAAGAGCTCTCTTGGGATGCATTCGATACTTTGGGGCTGACTTGGAACGAATTAGAAGTATATCGAGCGAATTAATGAAACGGAGGTCATTGCATGCCAGATGTAACGCCGAGACTCGGCTTAAAAAAACCGCTAGGTAACGAAAACGTGACCCGCGCAGCCTATAACGAAAATTTGGACCTGATGGACGCGAACGCAGCAAAAAAATCCGATGTGGACGCTCTCCGCTCTGACAACACCAAGCCCCTCGCCGCCGAAGTCCGCACCTCCGATCCCTCAAGCCCTGTGTTGGGCCAAATCTGGCTGAGAAGCGATTTGTAGGGGGGTGGGAAGTATATGCCAAGCATTACTTTATATCCTATAGCTGATGCTCGCGTTTCCCAAAAGTATCCTACTTCAAACTTCGGTACGGAAACATATTCACAGGTAAACTATGAGGCTAGCGGGACAACGCTATCAAACTATGTTTTAATACAATTTGATTTATCAAGTATTCCATCAGGTTCTATCATTAACAATGCATCCTTAAATATATATGCTTCTGGAATTTCCGGAGCAACTGGAACATCATATTTGTATGCTGACCCCATCAAAGGTGGTTCATGGAGCGAAACTTCTGTAACATGGAATACTAAACCATTCGCCGATTCAGGTGGGCCTACTTCTGGTTCGTATTCGGGCTCCACAACTTCTGGAACTTACTCATGGCGGCAACTGGATGTACAAAAAATGGTAGAGGCATGGTCATATAGCATACTCGGCAATTATGGAATCCAATTATCTATGGTCAATAATGGTAGTAAAGGTATGAACATGCCTATGAGAGAGCAAGGTTCATCTAATGCAACATACTTGTCCATAAATTATACACCCGTTCCAGGAAGAACAATAAGAACTTTAACCTGCAATGCAAACAGAGGAACAACTGTTAACACATCCGTTGGTGGAGCTGTTTCCGATACTCAAACTTGGTATGGGGTTCCGAGTACAATAGTAACAGCGGGAAGTATTTACAATCCAAGTGACGAAGATTGGACGAATTACAGCCGTGCCTACTTAAATTTCGACATGTCGTCAATTTCTGGAAATATAACAAAAGCATATTTAAAACTTGCAGGATATCGTTACAACAACAACAATGGTGGTAATTTAAGAATAGGTACTCCATCCATCCATTGGGATGAATCTATTCCTGTTTCTGGCACTGTTAATTCTGTTTCTATTAATAATGGAACTGACTTCAGCCTTGGCTCTACCCAAAATTCGTATGACTTTATAGATATTACAAATATATTTTCTGCTATAAAAACTGCCGGAAATGGATTTGTCATAGGGGGCACAAGTACCACTGCTTATTACGGACAAAATGATATAGAAATACAAACAAGAACATCTTCATTGCCTCCTCAATTAGTTGTAATTACAGACAATACTCAACCCAACGCCCCTGTCCTCGGCTTTACTGACGGACAAGCGATAAACACGCGAACACCGACCATAACCTGGACATACAGCGACCCCGATGGCAACCCACAAGGGGGATACTTTGTTCAAGTCGTAAATAGTACTTACACAGCCACCGTCTACGATAGCGGTTGGATCCATGATGCCAATGCACGCAGCTTTACGATTCCAGCGGGAGCTATCCCTTCAGATGGACAATGGTGGATACGTATGGGGGTTATGGATAGCAATGGTGCCGTTAACCAGGCAAACGGAACAGGCGGTGGGGATAGCTCCTTCGGCAACCGCCGCATCATTATTGATACCGTTGCCCCCTCCTACTCCAGTGTTGGAGGCAATACGAATGGAAGACGCACAGATAACCCACAATACGTTAACATTGCTTCCAACGGCACTTTCCGTGTCTGGGTCAATGGTGTAGGAGATACTACGTCAGGTATCAACCGTGTACAATTCCCATCCTGTAATGCTACAACCGGCTCACCATGGAGTACGTGGTATAACGGCACACATGACGGTTCAGGCAATTGGTACTGTGATATTCCAATAGCTGCAGTAGGGAATAACGCGGAAGGTATTTATTTTACAGACCCTTACATCTTTGACAACGCAGGGAACGTAACAGGCTGCACCCGTGTGCAAACATCCGTTGACCGAACCGCTCCAACCATCTCAAGTGTCCAAGGCTACAGCTACACAAATCTAACCGCAGGTTCACGCCGCGTTTGGGCATACGGAGTCACAGATGCAGGGAGCTCGGGATTATTACAGGTACTTTGTAACTATACGGTTCCAGGGAGTGCAACAGTGAATAGCGTAACCTGCACGGCTTCAAGCTCTGACTATTACGTGGATATTCCCTTGTCCGCACAAGGCGAATACAGGGTAGATTTTTACTGTGTGGATAAAGCCGGTAACTGGATGAGCAACCCAAGCAGCAAAACCTCCTATTTCTTCGTAGACAGCCAGCGCGCAAACGATCCTAATCCTAACGTAACCTATGGTACAACGACTGCCACCTTTGCCTGGAATGCCTTTTCTGACCCTGCCCCATCTTCTGGTTATGATAAGACATACATGTATCTTGGAGAGTGGAACGGGTCCGGTTGGGTAGGGACTCCACTGTATAGTGGGGCGAGCATTGGTAATGTGATCACGCTCAGTGTAAGTGGACTAAAGCAAGGAGCACGCTATCGCTACACTGTCACGCACTACGATAAGTCCGGCAACGAGAGCGCTTATACGTATAAAGAATTTGTCACCAAGAAAAAAATTGGAGAATGTCACATTCAGAAGGCAGGTCAACGGATAACCTTACCGGTATACGACCTTGCTTCCGGAGTCAACGGCTCTAAGGCTCTACGTACAAAAGTCTCCGTCGGCATTGGCTGCTTCGAGCTCGTTCCTACGACTTCTACAAGTGCATCACCGTTTCGGGTGGCCACCCCTCAAGGAATTAAAGCTATTTCAAAATAGTTAACGAATTTCACTCCCTAAATCTTCAATTATCTAAAATACTCTTCACTGAATAATTTCCTATCTAATACATTGCTAAAAATACACGCGAGGATGATTCGTATTTGAATCTTTCTCGCCTTTCTTTACTTTAGAGATAAACTAGCACTGCCAAAACTCCCCTATCCTTTAAAGCTAATTAAGTTACTCCAATAACCAGAGGAGGTACACAAAGATGGAAGGTGTTGATGTTCTGACCTATTTTTTTACCCAAGGGCCCTTTGCCGTTTTGTTTGTTTGGCTGCTCTTCTCTTCCCATAAGGAATCTCGTGATCGGGAACAGAAGCTTATTCATGAAAGTCGAGAGCGTGAAGGAAAACTCCATGATATTCTTGATAAGTTCAGCGATAAATACGACGTGATCATTACAGAAATCAGGGATATGAAAACTCGGTTTAAGGAGTAGTACCTCATGGAAAACGACATATTAACCCTCGCAGCGCTAGTTGCTGCTTACGTCGGGGTAGTTAAGCGATTCGGCATGAATGAAAAATGGACTCACATCGCTGCCCTCTTGTTTTCAGCCATTTTCGTTCTGATACCGGAATCCGCCCAAAGCCTGACCATAAAGATGAGCGTTATCGGACTGACCGCTTCAGGCGCATATCAATATGTTAAGAAACGGAGTGATGGAGACACATGACATTCAGAATAAAATACTCCGTTTCCCCGTCCTATTTAACAGGCGGTTCTCTGCGCCGTCCTTCACTTCCCATGAACCAAGTGCGTTTTATTGTTGCTCACGATACAGGGAATCCCGGCTCTACAGCCGCTAATAATGTCGCCTATTATGAAAGATCTCGGGACGATATGGAAGCGAGCGCTCATATTTTTGTAGACGACTCAGACATTATCGAATGTATCCCCTTTCTAAGCGGCCCTGCCGAAAAAGCTTGGCATGTTGTTTACAACACACCTATTGATAATCAAACATTTGGAGTCGACGCGAATGATTGTGCCGGTGGGATTGAATTGTGCTACGGAGAAAACATCAATGGCAAGGAGGCATACCAGCGTTATGTCTGGGTGATGGCTTACGCTTGCTGGCGCTATGGCTTAGATCCGGCTACGGACATCACTGCTCATTTTATTTTAGACCCATCACGCAAAATAGATCCAAAGAATGCACTAAGTCCGTTAGGCATCACCTTTGAGCAATTTCTTAATGACGTTAAACAAGAATATGATACCTGTATACAAAAGGAGCCTGAACCTATGCTGGATAAAGGCGTGGCACAAACCATTATCAGTACCTGGATCTCCCCTGCATGGCATCAAATGACTGGCAATCGTGATCAGCAAGATTACCTGCATTGGCTGGCTAATGAATTACGCAAAGCAGCAGGATTAGATCCTGAGTAA